CCTGAGCTAGTGTGTTACGACTTCATAGACTTCAACCCTGCCTCACCCAAGATGAGAATAGAAAGACTATGGGAAGCAGGATGGAAACCCTTTGAGAAAACTAAAGGACATATAGATTATGAAAGACAGTCATCTAGAAGTTTCAGGTAATACTTGCTGCCCTACTTGCGGTCAAACTCTACCTAAACCTGAACCAAGTGTAGAAATTTTAGAACAACTTTTTGAATATGATTCCGACACAGGTTTTGTTATAAACAAACACAGACCAATAGAGTATTTTAAAACAAAAAATTCTTACTCATCATTTAATTCACATCAAGCAGGAAAAAGAGCAGGTAGTGTAAAAGATTCTTTTAGAAGGATTACTTTATTTAGAAAGTTTTACCCTGAACATAGATTGATATGGGCTTTGTATTATAAAGAGTGGCCTTCAAAAGAACTGGTAATTGATCATATTAATGGAGACCCTTTTGATAATCGAATAGATAATTTAAGATTAGTTACTCACAGAGAAAATTCTATGAACAGAAGGTTATCATGTAATAATAAATCAGGAGTAATAGGGGTACATTATTATGGATCAAGAAAGCAATGGCAAGCTCAGATAACTTCTGAAGGTAAAAAAATAAATTTAGGAAGATTTGATAATTTTGATGATGCAGTTAAGGCTCGTAAAGATGCAGAAATAAAATTTGGTTTTCACAAAAATCATGGAAGGGATGGTATTANANATGGATGAACGAGGACAGAAGTTTGCTAAGTTCGGATGGACTTTATCTGAGGCAAACCTTAACACACTGCCTGACACNGCNCCTGTAGGTGGCAAACGTTTAGCAGAGTGGTTGACACTAGAAGGTAGACGATCCTCACTAGTGGAGTGGCTAGGGCATTGTGGTGACGATTCACGTATACACGGTAGCTTTACTCACGTTGGTGCATGGACAGGTAGGATGGCACACAGAAATCCTAACCAAGCTAACATCCCTGCACAGTTTCATGGTGAGGCTAGGACTGACGTTGAGAAGGTTAAGGATAGATACGATGGTCAGATGCGTGAGCTATGGTGTGTACCCAAAGGCTGTTACTTGGTAGGTACAGATGCTGAGGGTATCCAGTTACGTGTACTTGCACACCTGATGAAGTCAGAGGAATACGTACACGCTATTGTGTCAGGAAGAAAGGAAGATGAGACAGACATACACAACCTCAACCGCAAGGCTCTAGGTATGTCACACGTTACTAGAGATATGGCTAAGACTTTTATCTATGCGTTCCTACTAGGAGCAGGTAATGCCAAGGTAGCACAGATACTCAAGGTCAAACAGAAGGAAGCAAAGCAAGCAGTAGAGAACTTCATGCAATCAATCGAAGGTCTTGCTGATCTAAAGAAGAAAGTTATACCACACATAGCTAAACGTGGTTATTTCAAAGGTCTTGATGGACGTAGGGTTATAGTACCTTCAGAACACAAGACACTAGCAGGGATGCTTCAGAATGGTGAGTCAACCATAATGAAACATGCGTCACTTGATTGGGTACACAAAGCTAAGAGACAGTTCCTTGAGTTTAAGCTTGTGACTTGGCCCCATGATGAGTGGCAAACAGAAGTGCGTGGGCAGATGAAAGACGCTGAACTACTAGGTAAGATACAAAGGCAATCCATTGTTGACACTGGTGAAAAGTTCGGTATGGTCTGCCCACTCGCAGGATCAACTGACATAGGATATAATTGGAAGGACACACATTAGTGATAGGCCCAATAATTTTTTCACTATCACCTATCATTTTTTGCTTGACATTGAAATCATTTGAGTATAGGTTGAAGAAACGAATCAGTAAAGAGGATCATTATAATGACTACTAAGAAAAAAACTAAGTATGGTGTATTCGAAGGTGACTTGTATTACGCACGTATCTTTGAGGACAACATAGATGACTCAGAATACCATGAACGTACAGAAGGACAGTTCAATACTGTGTTCGTACCCAAGGACGATGATGAGCTACAGAAGATTGTTGAACTAGGTTTCCCTGAGGAATCAATGGGCAACCGTATGATCAAGCCAATCTCTGCAGCAGACAATCGTGCAGGTATGAAACTCAAACGTCCTAACAAACACCCTTCTGGTATTGAAGATTTTGGTGGTGCGCCATCCGTTACCCACGGCACTACCAATAAACCTTGGGATTATATTGAAGACGGTGCTCTTGGTAACGGCACTAAGGCCAAGGTTAAGGTCTCTATCTATGGGGAAGGTGCTACTGCCTCAGTTAGATTAGAGAAAGTCGGCATCCTCGAACACGTACCATTTGTAGAAATGGATACAGAGGATCGTTGGTAACAACCCATGTACTCCTTTCGTTGTAACTGGCAGGGCTTCGGCCCTGTCCTTTTTCTCCTATGAAGGAGTTAGCTCTGATGTGGGTAGTTATGATAAGTTTCTTTTTATTATCAGCCCAAGTAATTCAGTACTTACACTAAGGATTAAATATGAAATACGCAGTAATGATTATGTTTGATACAGACGAGGATTACAACTACGTACCTGAAGAGTGGCCTTGTAATACTACAGAGGGTTACAAACCAAAGCTGTTTGATACTTACGAAGCAGCAGAGATAGAACGTAGTAAGTGGAACACAGGAATCATAGTGGACTATAGTGACGATATACTTAGGCCAATGACAGAGAAGGAACGGCAACGTGCAAAAGAACGACAACTTGCAAATACTGGTTGATGGTGATCCGTTTGCTTATCGTGCAGCTTTCTCCTGTGCAGATGAAGAGACACAAGCAGCAGTAGAAAAGATTGATGAGCTACTAGAGACTGCACTTGAGGCAGTACTGTGGGAAGTAACTGATGACAAGTATCAGATATTCCTGACAGGTAAAGGTAACTTCAGAAAGAAGATTGCTGTCACTAGAGAATACAAAGGCAACAGGAAGCAAGAGAAGCCTGTACACCTTGGTGGTATTAGACAGCATATGATTGATAATTGGAAAGCTATTGTGTCCAAGGATGAAGAGGCTGATGACCTTATAGGTATCTGGTCTAACCCTGACAGGATTGTCATATCAATAGACAAGGATATGTTACAGCTACCATGCACACACTACAACCCACACAAAAGATCATGGCAGACAGTAGAAGAGTTTGGTGGACTCAAGTTCTTTTACAAGCAGATACTGACAGGAGACTCAGCAGATAACATACAAGGTATCTATGGCGTTGGCCCTAAGAAAGCTGATAAGATACTTGCTGACTGTAAGACAGAGCAGGAGTTGTATGAAGAGTGTGTCAGAGCTTACGGTGGTGATGAAGATAGAGTCATCGAGAATGGTAGATTACTTTGGTTAAGAAGAGAAGAAGAACAGATATGGCAACCACCCAAGTTCACAGATTCAGGTCAGGACTAGAAGAACGTAACGCTAAGTACCTTACAAAGAAACGTGTCAAGTTTGAGTACGAGACACTAAAGGTACAGTGGCGTGACATGAGAATAAGGAAGTATACTCCTGACTTTATCCTACCCAACGGTATCATAGTAGAGACTAAGGGTAGGTTTACTTTACCTGACAGGAACAAGCACAAGTGGATACAAGAGATACACCCTGAGCTTGACGTAAGGTTTGTCTTTAGTAATCCTTACCAGAGATTAAACAAGGGCGCAAAGAGTACCTACGCAGACTGGTGTGATTACTACGGCTTCTTATTTGCTAAAGAAGTAATACCACATGACTGGATAAAAGAGAAAAAGAAGAAAATATGCTTGAACAAGGTACTCTAACATGATACCTATATTGTCTAAGACTAATGATAACATAAGATACTTTCATATTGAAGGGATAAAAAATGCAAGTTAAAGTACATCAGTATCTTGATGGTCCGATAGACCAAGGAGATAAGTGGATACTACTGTGTATGATTGAAGAGAAGGGTCTAGTCTTTGATGAAGAGTTAGAGTTCAAAGACTTCAACACTGCTTACAACTTTATGAACAAGCTTAAGCAATCAACTACACCCATACTTCACGAAAAAGAAACTTCCCTTTGGATACATTAAGGCTTGACAATGTTTGATCACGATAGTAAGATAGAAGCTCTTGTCAATAACTACGGACTAAAGTTATTGATGGAACAAAATGATTTAGATGAGGAAGCAATCGTAAGAAAGTTGGTGGACGATGGAACTATCAACATGAATGATTACTTTTATTTGGATGTTGAGATAAAACAGTGGAAGGAACAAGAACAGTGATTACTCTAGATGACATAAATGCATTTCAATACTACAACCAAGACCCTCTTGATATGGACAAGTACCAACAGCAAGCTGCATCGACAGCTATCTACGATAAGAAACACGCAGTGATCTACCCTGCCTTGGGTCTAGCTGCTGAAGCAGGAGAGGTAGCAAACAAAGTCAAGAAGATTATGAGGGATGGAGACTTTGATCGTGAGGCTATAGCTGACGAGATAGGAGATTGTCTCTGGTATATAGCTGCACTATGTAGAGACTTGAATGTTGACATGGAGAACGTAGCTTATAGTAACCTAGAGAAGTTACATAGCAGACAGAAACGAGGAACACTACGAGGAAATGGGGATAAGAGATGAACAACTACTTACCAACAGATTACCAAGCGTTCATACACACAAGCAGATACGCACGTTGGCTAGAGAAGGAACAACGAAGAGAGACTTGGGCTGAGACTGTTGACAGATACATGGAGAATGTAGTCATACCTGTCATGGGTAGAGACAGCTTTGTCACTCAGATAGAACAATCAATCCTTAGCCTAGAGGTTATGCCTAGCATGAGAGCTATGATGACAGCAGGTAAGGC